TATAAACAGAAGCCACGCATTTTATACACAGGTTCTGGTGCACATTACGATGTTATGAATAAGACAGGTGGTAAGGACGATATGTCAGCGGTTAATCACATTATTCGTAAGACTGTAAATAAATATCAGTGGATTTTTGTTGGTGCATATCCACCACCGTTAACAGATTTAGTCAAAGCCGGTAAGATTGAATTTTATAGATGGAAGTCATTATTAGAATATCCGCAATTTATTACTAATCTAGACCCACAATTAATGGTTGCTCCGCTTACAGTAAACAACTTTAATAACTCTAAGTCAGACATTAAATTTATTGAAGCGTGTACAATGGGAATACCATGTCTTTGTCAGGATATGCATACTTATTCGAATGCACCCGACGATCTTAAATTTAGTACACCGGAAGAGTTTGAAGAAAAAATTGACTGGATTGTAAACTGGAAAAACCGTAAACGGTATTTTAATAATATCGGAATGCTTCGTGAAGTTGGGGTTAATCGTTTTCTTGAAAAAGCAGAAAACATCGGAGCTCATATGGAAGCTCTTACAACGCCTTACGGTTCACCGGAACGAAAGTATCTTAAGAAGTGGAATCCTTGAGGAACTTCGTTATAATGATATTAGATGTATCGTAACGTAGTATATAATGGCCGTGAAGGTACGGTCACTTTATTTGGTTGGAATGAAGCCGGTGATCGTATTCGTAGAGAGTGTTCTTTTGAGCCTTATCTCTATACGGAAGATCCTCGTGGAGATAAGACTTCTATTTTCGGTACAAAGGTTAAAAAGAGATCATTCAATACCGGTTATAACCGATATAAATTTCTTCAAGATTCTGGCGTAAAGCGTGTTTTTGAGAACTCACCACCAGCTCAGCAATTTCTTCTTGATATGTATTGGGAAGAAAACGAAAAGCCTGAGTTTAACAGTAACCCTATTAAGTACTGCTTTCTTGATATCGAGACCTACTCCGTCGATTCGTTTCCTGATGTAGATGATCCTACTCATGTTGTTAATGTCATTACATGCTGGGATAATTTTACGAAGAAGTTCCATACGTTTGGTATTAAGCCGTATACAGGTAAAGGTCGCGATGATCTTAACTATGTATATTGTAAAACTGAACGTGAAATGTTCTTAGAGTTCCTTAAATATATTGAGAAACAACATCCAGATATCTTGAGTGGTTGGAACTCTGAGTTTTTCGATATACCTTATATTGTTAATCGCATGGAGCGTATTTTAGGTCAGGAATATGTTGATAGACTTTCACCATTACGTAATGTTTACTTCAGAATGCGACAAGGGCAGTTTGGTCGTGAGCAAAAGCGGTATTATTTCGATGGTGTTGCTAACCTAGACTACCTCGATGTGTATAAACGCTTTTGTCTTAAGTTGCGTGAGTCGTATAAACTTGATGCTATTGGTGAACTTGACTTAGGTCAGAAAAAAATCGATTACGAGGGGATGGCTCTTCATGAGTTAGCTGATCAAGATTGGAATAAGTTCATCGACTACAACATTCAAGACGTTAACCTACTTGTTAAGCTGGAAGAGAAGCTTCAATACATCCCTTTACTTAGGATGTTGTCTTACGTTGGTTTAACTACTCTTGAAGGTGCTATGGGTACAATCGGTGTTATTAACGGAGCGTTAACTATACGTGCACGTAAACGTGGTGAGGTTATTTCAACGTTTGTTCGTGGTGGTAATGATGGTCATAAGAACCCTGGTGCGTATGTTGCTGAGCCTAAGCGAGGTTTCAAAGAGAATATCGTGTCTTTCGATGCTAACTCGCTATATCCTAACGTGATGATCTCTCTCAATACTTCACCTGAGACTAAGGTTGGTAAGGTTGAGAAGAATGATGGTAAAGAGATTACTATTCAGCACAACTCTGGTAGGCTGTTTACATTAAGTAAAAGAGACTTTGTAAAGTTTCTTAAAGATGAAAAATGCGCATTATCGAAAGCTGGTTTCTTATTTAGTCAGAAGAAGCGTGGTATTATTCCTGAGTTTCTTGAATATTATTACAACCAACGCGTTGAGATTAAGAAGAAACTTTTCACTAATACTAAAAAGCTTAAAAAAGACCCAGGCAATATCGACCTTAAGTACGAAGTGGAGCGCCTCAATACCCAACAAATGGTCATCAAGATTTTGATTAACTCTTGTTATGGTTATATGGGCAACAAAAATGCTCCTATTGGGGATGATGATATTGCTGCAAGTGTTACTCTAACGGGCCAAGCCGTTATTAAGTATTCTAACGAATGTCTTAAAGACTTTATTCGAGATGAGGTTGGAGCTGATAACATAACAGCGCATGATCTAGAGGAATGTATTGTTTATAACGATACCGACTCATCTTATATTTCTATCGCACCTCTAATTAAGAATGGTGTTAAGTTTTGGGAAGATCAATCTAAAGGTCTTATTCATCAGGAGACGTATGATAAAATTCAAGAGATTGAAGATTATCTCAATGAGGGTATTACTAAATGGGCTCGTAAGGCACTATTAACTGACGATCCTCGATTTGTATTTAAACGTGAGATGATTGCTGACGTGGCTACCTTCCTGCAGAAAAAACGATACGTTATGCATATTCTTGATGATGAGGGTATTAAAGAGAATAAGTTCAAGTATACTGGTGTAGAGGTTGTCCGTACTACTATGCCTAATGCTATTAAGCCTTATGCTAAGGGTATTATTGAAACTATGCTTACTACTCAAGATTTAGGTAAGACTAATAAAATTTTTAACGAAGCGTATGAGACTTTTAAAACGCTATCTCCGGAAGAGATATCTTTCGTTATGGGTATCAAAGGTTATGAAAAGCATGCTGTACAATGCCGTGAATGGCAAACAGTAAAAGGCATGCCTGTTCATTCTAAGTCAGCTTATTACTATAATCAAATACTTGAAAAGCTTGGAACAGGTAACAAATATGAGAGTATTAGTTCTGGGGATAAGGTTCGCTTTATGTATATTGAAACTCCTAATAAGTACGGTCTTCAATCAATGGGATTCAAATATGAATGGCCTGAAGAATTCAATGAACTGTTTAAGATTGATTACGAAAAGATGTTTGATAAAATTCTCTTTCAATCGATTGCTCGATTTTATGATAGTGTGGGTTGGGCTATACGTAAGCCATCTGAAAACGTTCAGACTGAGTTATTTGATTTATTCTCTTAGTTGAGTAAATAACAGTATGGCCGAAAGTTATTTAGATAGACCAGAAGACGATAATACCCCAAAAGCTCACCCAGCCTATAATAGAGGTAAATTAGCAAGTACTGTTTACTTCCTTAAATTAATTAAAGGTGCTGTGTCAGGTACAGATGTTGGTGACGGGCAAATTGCTTCACCTCAAATAGAAGCAGCACGGCGCGCTATTTTACACATGACTAATGCACTGGAGCATGCTAGCGGTAAGTCGACTTATCTTTCCAAGCAATCAGAAGAAGCTTTGGAGAAAGCTCGTGTAGAGCTTGAGAAGATTAACGTTTAAATATTACCCTCTAATGGATCGGCGAATCCATGCTCCTTACTTTGAGGCCATACTCGCCATTTAGTAATATTTTCTTCTGTAGCAAACCATCTCCAAATTTTGCAATAGCCGTCTGGATCTGATTTCAGGCGGCTAATTTCTTCCGGATCAGCATCTTGCCTATACACTTCATCTCCTTTATCGTTAAAAAACGATACAGCCCAGAAAATATAATCATCGTATGGTACCTTATCGTATCCTAAATCAATACAATATTTAAACTGCTTAATAAAGGAGTTATCATAATCTTGGTTGGCTATATATTCTGGATTTGGAGGATATAGTCTATCTAAAGTAAATTGTTGAATTTTTTGATCCCTAAATCTTACACCTGCATACCTCTCATAATCATACAAACTACGAGCCTTTCCAAATCCATACTCGTTTTCACCTGACTTAAACTTTTCGTTATTAACGCCAAGTAGTTTTCTTACCCGTTTATATGATTTAAGATTATCATCTTGCCA